AAAGCGCGTGGTAGTTATCGCTGGTGTTTAGCTCACGGTCGTTGCATTGCAGGCAATCGATAATATCGTTCATCGTTTCAACGTAATCTTCGGCAGGATGGCACCCGGTTTTAACCTCAATGGCAAACCCTTTGGCAGTTTTAGTTACCATGATCTATCCCTCCCATCATTAATTTGTTGGCGATACTGAGGCGTACCTCGCGGTCATCAATCCGGGCTACATCGGCCATAATGGAGAGTAAGCGGTCGGAAGTAAGGCGGTTGGCACGGGTGCGATTGGCTGGCAATTGGCGAGCCGGAACATCGAACAGGGTTTGCTGCCGGTGCTGTTCTACTTTTTCGATAACCAACTCCTCGGCCCAGTCGCGGAATAATTTGGCCCGTTCCGATTTAATAAAGAAACCAAGACGAACAATACCGCGCTTTGTTAGCAGAAATGAATTGGGTTGGATGATACCTCGCGTTGCATGTGTGGACAAAATGTCCACACCCTTAACAACGTGTTTACCTTCAACTAATTCGGCACTATTCCGGTGTAGCGCCTTAAAAATTGCATACTTGGTAGTTCCGTAGCCATTAGCTACCTCGCTTACCGTCATCATATACTCATGATGTGCATTTGGTAGCACATTAACGGTGACTCCTTCTGTTACCGTCATCGGCAATAAATTGCCTACTTCATTCTTTAGGGTCTGCATTTTTAAAGAATTTATGATTAAACAAAAAAGGGCCCGCATGCTGCAGACCCCTAACATATCTCATAGAGATACGAAGAAAATGCCGTTCCAAGCGGCTCATGCGGGCTTTATCTTAAATTTTCTTTGCTGATTTTAGCCCTATGTAGATATATTAGAAAGTCTGCAAGGGCAAATATATAAATTAATTAGATTCGTCGTATTCCCCCGCCAATTTTTTCAGCAGTCGTATAATTTCATCGTTTTGGGCGATCTTTTTATTGATTTTGAAGTACCAGGCAACAAGTTCACGCCCAATTAAAAAAACAGCAATAATGGTAAGTAAAATAAGCGTAGTTGCATCCATGATTTATGATTTTAAATTGTGACTGAAATTAAAATATCTCAATTGATTCACTATCAATATCTTCACTTTTTATTATTCGTAAACCGCGAAATTGATATGACTGAAAACTTTCAATGTTAGTTCCAATTTCATTTTCAACTTTACGTTTAAGTAAATTAAACGTATTCGGATTAATCAATAGAACTTCTGGTTTTATAGCATTAAATCTACAATGATTAAATGCAAGATGTATTGCTATATCAAATTCAACAAACTCTAAATTTCCTTTAACAAAAATACGATGTTTCATTTGTTTGATTTTAAATTGTGACTATTTAACCAAATAAAGTTAGCTGTTTCTTTTGATTTTCTTCAAGCCGTTCAAGTTCTTTTTTAACCGGGATGAGCAGGTAGGCATAAAAAGTTGATCGCGAAATCTTAATCTGAGGGAAAATGATGTTTGCATAAATCCACTCGTCGGTACATCCACCATTGCCACCTATATTGTTCTTGCTGTGCTCAGCCCATTGTTCCTGAACCCATTGCGCCCGAAGTAACTTATTTCTTGTATTGTATGCCACGGGTTCAAAGATAAATTGTTAATTGTTAATTGTCAATTATAAATTGTTGCGGGTTACGGGTTTCGAGTTGCGCGACTCCAGCTTATCAAGCAGCCGGGTGGCATATTTTACCGTATAATTACCGCCTTTGTCGTTTATAGCTTCATTTTGGCTCAATTCAGCCGCTGTTTTGCAACGCTCTTCAAAATAGGTAGCAAACCAGGTCATTACCTTCGGCACATCGAGCGATTCGTAAAACGAGCCGTAATCGCCGTTAATGGCCGCATTGAACACAAAATTGATGTCGGCAACTGTCAATACTGCATACTTCGAAACCACACGCTCGGCAATTGCATCTATTTTGGTTGCGTTCAGTGGCCGGGCAATATTCACAAGTTCCGTTAATTGCACCAAATAAGCTTTTATCAATGCTTCCACTTTTTCGGGGCCATTGGCCGCTTTGAGTTTTCCCAGCGTAGGGTAATCGCCGGCCACCTTCAGCACATCAGTAACCGAACGCACAGCCTTTAGCTCTTTGTTCAGCACACTAGGTAAGCAAGTCGCGAGCGATCTGGGCGCGATAGTCGGCACTGATGCCGCTTGCTGCGTTGCCGGAGTTGCGTTTGATTGAGGTAGTGATTTCATTGAATTTTTTATTGATTACCGTAAGTGAGAATGCGTTGTTTTTATACCAGTCGGGCAATTTGCTGATGAGCGCCTCAAAAGTTTTTACCGTTTGCTCGTCGTTAAGATACGTCAGCGCTTGCAGCTTTTTAATTATATCGGCCAATGCAATGCCGTCTTTTGCTCCAAAGGCATACGAAAGGCCTGAATAATCGGTAAATTCACGATTAAATATGTGCTTACATTGATTAAAAACTGTTTGACGTTCAGATTTATTTTCGTGGTATTCAACGCCCAGCGCTTCGGCCAAAGCTTCGCGCAATTGTTGTTTTGTTGCAGCGGGGTTGCGTAGTGTTTTAAGTAAAAGTTCGCTCATAATATTTCTTTATAATATTCAATGACTTGTTCGCATCCAGCTTGCAAAACGTACCATTTATTTCTATCAAAGCAATAAAATGCGACTCCTTTTGACTCTTCACCACCCATTGTAATAGTTTTTACAAAAAACCAATCACTAATATTTTTTGATATGTGAAATTCATCCTTACTTTTTGGAGGAATTTCATTATATTTTTTTATTTCAAAAATTTTAGTCTCCATGTTAATTATCTGAAAGTTGACTGAATCCATTTGCTTTATTCCAGGCTTTTGTGCCTGCATTTTCGGCTGATTTAGTAAAGTTTGCCTCCAGTCCGCGAAATTGTTTGATCAACTGGTCAAGTTCGTCAATGGTGTATTTATTAAGCCGTTTTTTAAGGATGCTTCGAGCTTCCATAAAGGCATTGAACTTATCGAAGTTAGTGCCTTCATGAATGCCCACGCGTTGAGCGATTGCCAGAACTATTGCCCGTTTTTCCTTTAATGCAAGCTGTAATGCTAGCTCCCCTGATGCTTTTTCAATCTTGTTTAATTCATTAACAAGCTGAGTAAGTTCAAGATCGTATAATTCACGGGTACTTTTTGTTCGTCCATCAGTAAATGAATAAATAAGCTCATGCCTTGAATCAGCATCGAAGCCTTTCTTATTCAGTATTGCCATTAACTGGCGGTGTTTTGATTCGTTCATCGCTGCTTGTATTCAATTTATTGCATGTCAATATTTTTTAATAGGTTCGTTAAATTGATCAATAGTAATTGATCCGGCATTAAGTTGCATAAGTAAATTTCGTCCCATTTCAACTCCTTCATTAAATATTTCGTTCTTTTCATCTGCAATAGCTTGTATTGCCAGTTCTTTTACTCTTTGTTCACGATTTTTAATGTCATCTAGTGTGTTTTCCAAATTGTTCAAGATATTTTTAATTGAATCATATAATGATGCTGGAATTGTATATGATTGCCCATTACTTCCCATAGAATATTTTAAACATTCCTTTTGATTTATCAATACTGCAAATTGATTGTTATAGGCATCAAGTAAATCATAACTCAATTGCCTTACAGTTTCATTTTTAAATCCGTAGAAATGCTGAAAAAATCTAACATATTTACGTTCTGTTTCAACATTGACTTGTTTCCCTCGCTTTAAAATTTCTGCGCATGATGGACACAGTTTTGTGCGAATACTCCTATGTTGTTCAAGTCCTGTTTTGCCGCAACCTTGGCAAGGTTCTTTTCCTTCGTACATAGTTTTCAATTTTAAGTGAATAAGTATCTATCGTTTTCTTCAATAATTGTCGTTTTGAAAGGGAATCCATTTTCAGGAACCTTTTGAATGACTTCGATCAGTCCGGTTGACGAGGTAAAAACCACGTGTTTGCGGTTGTCAAACGATATTTGCAGGTGCAGGCATTTACCGGTGCCTTTCTCCTGAAATGATTTTACTTTTGAGTCTTCCAACTTGAAATGATGTACAACGATTTCACGGTTTAGAATTCGCGACATCTTGATTTTATCACCTTCAAAAGCCTGGCTCTCGATTTTAATGTTGAATTGACTAAATGAATTCATGCAAGTAATTTTTTCATAAGGTTTTTGCTGTTACAATGCGAAGCCCAGCCGTTGTATGAAGCAATTGATTGGGGATTGCGCCGCCGCTTTAACATGCGGGCAAAGCGCTGTTTTATGCTTTTGCGTAAGAGCACGTGCGTGTGTCTGAAGATATATCCAACAAAGTCGATCCCGCGCGATTCGACCGGAAAAATTTGATAATTCTGTTTAACGGTGAGCTTCAGGTTATCGTGCAGGTATGTTCTGATATCAGACAGCAGTTGATGTAAATAGGTCTTATCAGAGGCAAGTATAACCAGGTCATCGGCATATCGGAAATAATACCTTAGTTTTCGGTCTTCCTTGATCCAATGATCAAAGTATGCCAGGTAGAAATTTGCAAAGTATTGACTCAGATAGTTGCCAATGGGTAAACCTTCGGTACTGTCAATAATCTCATCGAGCAACCAAAGCAAATCATTGTCTTTAAATTTTCTTCTGAGCAAACCTTTTAAAACATCATGGTCAACAGATGGATAAAACTTTTTAACATCGAGCTTCAGGCAGTATTGCGTATTTTCAACGTCGTTTAAAGCCCGTTTAACTGCTTTTGCAGCGGCATGTATGCCACGGCCTTTGATGCAACTGTACGTGTTGGCGGTGAATGTTGAGACGAATATTGGTTCCAGAATATTCATAACGGCGTGATGGGTGATGCGGTCGGGGAAGTATGGCAGTCGGAAGATCAGGCGCTCTTTAGGTTCAAACACCGTGAATGTGGTGTATTCGGACGTGCGGTAAGTTTTGTTTTTCAGCATTGAATGCAGCTCATGTATGTTTGCCTCGCGGTTGCGGTCATGGGCGATCACTCCGGGCTGTTTTGATTTACCTTTGCGGGCAATTTCGTCAGCAAGCTGAAGGTTTTCAATGCTGTAAATTTGTTCGTATAGGTTATTTATCCTTTTCATTTTCCTGATCTGTTTTGTGCCTTTGCTTTTTAATGAGTCGCTTTCCCCGTAAGTACCAACGCCCCGTTAAACACTCGTTATTTTTTGCCGTGTTGGCAAGGTTTACACTGCAGAATAGCATAGGTGAGAGCTGACATTCGTATTCGTGTTATCGTAGTTGTAATTCGAATTCGAAAAACTGAAACCGGAAGACAGAACTAGCAGCATCGCAGTGTACAACCCTTTTTATCTTATTATGAATACAGCAAAAAATCGCGGTATTCAGCCTCAAATTGCTCAGTTATGTATAGGGCCTTCTCACGTGTATCAGTGCAAAGGCGAGAGCCGACATCCGTAGACGCGTTAACGTAGCCGTAATGCGAAAGCGAAAAACCGAAACCGGAAGACAGAACCTCAAACCAGGGATAGTACTTGTATTGATTCCAGTTGCTCCAGTCGGGTTTCCACCCGTTATTTATTGCTTTATATATAATCAAAAGCTTGTAGTAATTAACAACGTGCTTTCTCATGTCTTCAGGAAGCATTGATACATCAGGAAGTTGTTGCGGATCAATACTCTCTTTTGCGCAGGCGTCTTCAAAAGTTTTGATTGTTCTAAAATCAAACTCAATTACATTTTTTTCTTCGTTTGTTGAATTTGTTGACATAATCTTAATTGTTTAGTGTTAAAAATTGTTTGTAAATATCAATGAATTGCGTTGCTGCGTAGTTGCTTTTAGCCTCAGACTCGAAGCAAAGGCGAGAGCCGACACTCGTATGCGTGAGATCGTAGGCGTAATTCGAATTCGAAAAACCGAAACCGGAAGACAGATTGAACCATGGCCACCACTTTTGCTGGCTTTTATTGTCCCAATCCGGAACCCAGTTTTGATTAATTGCTTTTGCCACTATTTTCATCTTTTTGTAGGCAATCTCATCTGGAGTATCATTTTCGGTGAATAAGCTTTTAGGATCATTAATGCCAAGCTCCTCGCAGGCATCTTCAAAAGTTTTGATGTCCTTAAAATGTCGTTTTTCGAATGCTTTTGCGCCAAATTCGGCAGTAAGTTCTTTCTGAAACCATGCGGGCGACGTTGGATAAATCGCCTTTGCTTTTTCAAGTGTCATTTCCATATCTATTCAATTTAAATTGTGACTGACATTATTGTCATTGCCCCTGATCAGGGAATCGAACCCTGATCGTGAACCGTTCAGGGTATTACTCAGCTTTTACAAAGTCGAGATAATAATTTTGGCCTACTTCGAAGAAATTGGACGCAGGAGTTTCATAGCTGATGTTTAGATATGCTCCACCTGATGGAGTAAATTTGGCAAACGATTTGTTTTCTTCGCTTCCATCGGTTACTGCTAAGAAATCAACTAACTTCTGTTGAGATTCAGGCTGATCTTCAACTTTAATACATTGAAATTTTGCTCTTACTTGTTCCATTTGATTTTTTTTTATTTAATTTCTGGCTTATGCCATTGAGCCGAATAGGAGAATCGAACTCCTGTATCTCAACCACTCCGGGAAAACACTCCGGCGGTTTACCGATCTGCCACTGATCTAATCCGGCGGTTTGCCCCGGCCAATCATTCCGGGGCTCTCTCAACCAATTATCAATCGGTAGAAGCTTCTTTGGGCTTTGTAGTGTAAAAACTTGTTTGATCTCCACAACACTTTTTAGCCTTTTTACCACTTCCACATTTACACAGTGCATTTCTATCTTGTTTGCGTGTTACAATTGGCGATCCGTCGCCAAGATGTATTGTTACCATTTGTCTTTCCCTTACCATAACTAGATGCTTGAAAAATTCAAATCAATCACGTTGTATTTGCCGTCAGCATCTGCTACCGAAACTCGAAAATAGCGTTTAGAAGAGGGGCGACGAATAGCTTTTTCAATAGCATCCAGCATAAGATGAAATGCCGGGTACTTTTCGGCATCAATGCGTTGCCGATACTTCGTTAAACCAGTCACTTTTTTGCTGTCAAGCTTTCCGCGCGAGGTCGAAAAAGCATCAAGAATCAACTCTCGTATCATATTATCAAGCCCATTAGTGTTCATAGTTAAAAACTCGTCCATGTGCGATTTTGCTACAGCAATTAGCGTATCATCAAACTCAATGCGCTCGTTTACATCAACCTCTGCTTTTACACTTCTGTCAAAATTAAAAATAGCCATGTTGCCCTTTGTTTCTTTTGCTTCAACATTGTTTTCGGACATTACTGCTGCAATAATTTCGTCAACATCTTCAGAAAATTCCTTTTTGAAATCAGCCAATAGTTTGTTAATACGCTTCGCCTTTGCTGTTAACTTGTCAAGCTTTTGCTCCTTCAGTTTTTCTGCCGGGGTTACCCGTTTTGCCGGGATTTCTATCCCGTTTTCGTCAATCCACTTTTTTGTTGCCATTTTTGTTACTTTTTAAAAGGTTTATAATTGTTTCGTCAATCAATTTTTCGAAGAATTCTTTAGCTGGCTTTTTGGAGCCATCTGACAGCACTACATGCAGACGGGGCACTTGATACAGCTCGCTTCGGTTGTGGTATTCGCTTCGCCATTCGGTAATATCAACCATTTCAGTTTCATAGCCAATAAGCTTTAAATAGGCAGCCAATTGTTCGTTAGTAATGTGAACTTGAATGATCATTTTTTTATGATTTTGGGTACCTGCAAAATAGATTCGTGTCGGTATTCGGCCTGAAATTCGCCGTTTAATCGGTTTTCGAGAACTTCAATGTGATAGCGCAATACGTTAATTTTTCGAGCTAATTCAATAGAAAAATCGCCGTTTAACTGCTTTTTTTCCAGTTCTTTAAGGCGTTCAACAGACCTGAGCCGATCTCCTTCTAATGATGCCCGGCATTCGGCTTTGCTCTGTACTGTTTGTATGTTTCGTTGCATTTGCAAATATTTTTTTTAAGGTTGATTGTGGTATTAAACTGGAATTGAACCTGAGCCGAATGTAAATTTCGTTGTACCCATCGGCCTGATAGTAGTGGCACACCCGCCATAACTGAAAACTCCACCAAGTCCAAAAGTGAGGTGAGCTAAGTATTTGCCTGAAAGCTTTATCAGGAGATACTTGAATTGAAAGTTCTCCAAATTGAGCTTTAAAAGTAGAATGATTCTTTATCCTATCGCGTAAAATGTCTAGATAGTCGCAACCCGAATCAAAGAACAGCGACCACGTAGCTGTATCATTTGCCCTAACTGATTGAACAGCTTTCGAGTTAATTACTTTTTCGATAATTGTTGTTTCCATTGTGACTATATTTTTAAACCCCAGTATTCGTTTGCCATTTGCTTGTTGATGTCTATTGTTTCGCCACCGCCGTAGCGGCCTACCGGGAAAGCTCTGAAACCTTCAACCCGAAAAGCGATGTTTGCATCGCGCCATATTCGTCGTGCAGTATTGCCTTCGGGTTGTCGACCTTCAATGTGAGAGATATAGATGAATATTTTGGTGGGGAATTGCTTTTTCAACTGCTTGTATTCATCCCAGGTAATTCCCCAAAACTGTATTGAATCAATTGCGACAATATCGGGGCTCTTGTGTCTGGAAAGGCGTTCGGCTAATTCGGGTACAGTTTCTGAACCGCTTGTACAAACGAAACGAGTTTTTACATCAATCATTCCAACCCGTTCGATTTGTGCTTTTAGAGACAATGACAATTTTTCTTCAACCGGATGATACATCACCCTTCCAAAATTTGTCAGGTATTTAGAGAGCTTCATTGCAAAACTGGTTTTTCCGTTTTTTGGTGGCCCGTAAATGAAAAACGTGCCTGAAACTTCTGGTTTACCACATGCTGCAAGCCACTCCCCGGTAAAATCCATTACATTGAATTTCGCGTCAATAATGTTGTTTACTGAGTAGGCGCGAGACATGCAATTATTGGTTTTTTGTTAGTTCGTTGTAAATTCTGCGAAGCGATGGACGGCCATCTTCGCCCATGGTGTTACGCAGTATAACCTGGTGGTTAGCATCAGCAGGAGCATTAGCCTTAATAATCATCATTGCAGTTGCATTTAAAAGCTTGTTGCTTTCTTCGCCAGCAACCGGAACCACTTTGCCGTATCGTTTACCAAATCGGCTGAAAAGCTCAGTATATCCAACCTTTTTGTAGTTAATCGAGTTGCGGATACGGTTTTCAAGGCCATCGGCACCCATCATGTAAAAACCGCAAAAGTGTTCGGTAGCATTCCAAAGAGCCTTTATCTCTAACATAGCCGAGTGTTCCAGATCGCCAGCCTCGTCGAGTACAATCAACGGCTGAACCAACGTTTTGAGGTAAAAAACTAAATCGCTGTACACGTCGGCATAACGGCCCGTTGAGCCAACGCCAAAACCCTGGGCAATTCCGCGTATCATCTTTTGCTTGCTTTTCACCTGCGAGCAGTCGATGTAAACCGCGTTTTTCGTGTTTCGGCAATAGTACTGTGCCGCGAAGCTCTTACCAATGTCGGATAAATCAACCAGCATCGACGAAAGGCCCTGCTCCTGACAAACTTTTAGCTGTGTAGTGATAAATTGGAATACCGGGGTATTGGCAATCTTCCATTCAGGGCGATTGCTAAGGCTCACGTTTAGTTGCCGGGCCAGACTGATAAATTTTGAATCGCTCAATACCTGTTCGGTTTCGCCTTTTTTAAGACGCGAGTAAATGGCAGCATTCAGGCCGATGGATACTGCAAAACGGGCATCCGATCCGTCGAAATTTTCGCGGGCAATAGCCAGCGCGTCAATTACTTTTTTCTTGAATTCAATTGTGACCATGATTATTCAGCGTTTAATTCGTCGATGTATTTATTCACGTGATCAATGAAATCACCATAACTGACATATTCGTCGTATAATTCAGTCGAATAATCATAAACTATGCTAAGCACAGTCTCGTAGTCTAATAACTGGCTTTGCCACATTTCAATTTCCGATTCTTCTAAATCGGCGGCAAACGAAATAATGTTGATCAATAAAAATTTTAAAAATTCAATCTTTTCATCTTTTGTTTTCATAATTGTGATTGTTTTATTGGTTAGTATTTAAGTGAAGTCCAGTGAATAATCTTGCCTTTAAAATCGTGATCAAACCAATTCCAGAAAGCTTCCAAAGAATTAAAACCATCGTTTTTAATTAAATCTTTAAAAGTCTGATCTAAATAAAATCCCATTGGTTCAGCTTCATATATAACGCGACCGTCAGTCGCTACAAACTGGTAATCTTTCCTGTTAATTATCTCAATTTTCTGAGTTGAAACGCATGGGAAAACAGGCGCAAACTGGAATTGATTCTTTGATCGGTTATTAATTACCGGATGTATTAACCGCCCAGCATGCCAGCGGTCGTGTATGTCTTCGCGAATGGTTGTAATCTTCGGAATCATATTATTAATTGGCTCCCAATTATTCAATAAGAAATTTCGTTCGTCAGAAGTTGCTGCGTTAAAAAATTTCACAAATTCTTCATTTGTAAAAATTTGGTTGCTCAATAGTCCCGCCCAAATCTTTTCTACAAAATGCGTTTTTGTTCCATTTTTAGTCTGTGTTGAAAATGGTAAAATCATAATTGTGACTATTTAAAGTGAGTTGATTGCTTTAGCAGCCCAGTCTGTTGTAAACTCGTCGGTTTCGTAACCTTCAGGCTGGCGGGTTTCTTCAATGATAATAGTAGTAGGTAGCTCGTCGAGTTGTTTCGACTCTTCGCGGGTGATGGTCCCGATTTTTGGAATTGCAATGCGACGGTCGCGTACCTGTTTGTCAAATTTCGAGATGCGTTTGTTTTGTTCGAGCATTCCGGCTTCGTCAGCGGCTGTCCGTTCAATGGCATTTTCATTGTAAGCATTCGCAAAACGGTCTGTAGCTTCGCCTATGTATGTATTGCCCTGGTATAGATATACTTTGCTCGTAGTTCCATCAGCTTCAGGAAGCCAATAGGCAGTAACCTCGTAGTTATTCGAGCGCAAGCGTTTCAACAAAGTAAAATCGGCAATGTTGAACATCGTATCGTTCACCCGAACGAAGTCGTTATTCACAATTGAGGTTTCGGTTACGTTGCCAATGAATTGATACAAGTACCAAGGCTCAATTTGCTTCAGGTCTGGATTGATTTGCGACAGTAAAACATCGCGGCGGGTCATTCCCGGATAAGTCTTTTGCAGCGGGTGAAATTCGTTGTTGTGTTTTTCAACGTCCGAAAGGTCATCGGCAATAATGGTCTGAGGTTGCAATTTATCTTCAATGAAATCACCGGCCATTTTATTACGAACACTCCTGAAAGCTTCGTGATTGGCGTACCACCGACCGCGCGTATGGCCTTCGCGTTTTGATGTTCCGTATTTGAATGCCTTGATTTTATGCTCTGCACGTTTTTCTGTTGGGCTCTCGCAGAAACGAACGAACGGGAACAATTCTTTTAACCAGTCGAAATCCTGCATCAGGTGATATTCAACTTCCAATTCGCCAGGCATCGGGCAATTCAGCGTTGAAAGCTCGCAAAACATGTTCCTGAACGATTCAATAACTGTATTGTGTGTTGGTTTACCCACTACATAAGCCGGACGGAACCAATAGCCTGAAACCACATCAACCGCGATGTATTTGTAAATCCATCCGCGAACAGATTGGCGGCTAAGTGCCACGTCATCCATCGAAATCTTGGAAAGTGAGAACCGGCCAAGTTTACGCTGATGTTTCGGGCGTTTCGAGTTTACATAGTCGAAGTTTCCGTTACGATCAGCATAAACAGCCGTATTATTAACCACATCTTTTAAGTAATTCCAAACCGTTGCTTCGGTAATTTCCATAGCGCGGCCTTTGTGCCTGAAGTCAGAAGGATTGAAAACTTCGCCGGTTGTTTTGTCAAAAATTTCTTTCGATCCGCATACAAATTCAAGGTAACGCTGATGAACAGTTTTAATAAAAGGCTTGTCGTTTGTGCGCCAGATGGCCAGTAAAAGGTTTTCAATGCTGGTAGAAACTTTTCTACTATTGTCGTTGCCTTGGTTGCCATGAATAAGGCATCCGTAACCTTCATTTATATACTGTTTAAACAGTCTTTCAAGGCTACGTGCATTCGTCACGCGAGTGCATTGGTATTTTGTCAACTGGTTGTTATACCAGGCAACGGCATGCTCCCAAAATTCGCCCATTTTCATGCGTTTACCAGCCTTTGCCCGTGCGGAAATCTGTTTTTCCAATCCACTTCGCAAACCGTTCAATATGCTGGCTCTGTTGGTATACTCCTCTACATTTTCCACCAACAAAGGTGAACCATCTTGTTTACGGAAATCAAGATAATAATCGCGGGCGGCTGTATCCAATTCAACCGTATAAGTTAATGTAGTCTTTTGCTGTTCAACTTTTCCAAATGCAGCTTCAATAACCCGAAGGCGGTCAGGGCGCTTGATTGATTTAACATCAATAAGGGTATTACCTGCGACAGCTCTATTAATAATACTAAGGAATCCGCGTTTACTGTCGTTTTTAAACTGGTCAATTGTAAAACCAAGACTTAACCAGTCGTTTACAGATATTGCTACCGTATTATTGAATTCCTGATACATTGTCGTGATTTATTTATCAATTTGACCTGCAAGCCAATAAGCGCCACCTACTAAAAAAGCAACGCCAACAATTCCGATTAAAATTCCTGATACCATCGTGTTTTTATTTATTGATTTCAACACCACCGCGTTCAACGGCTGCTTTTCTTATGCGTATAGCCAAGGGAGAGTTTAATTTTCCGCTTAAAGATTTGCGGACGGTAACATGACTTGTTTTAAAAATTCGTTGCAATTCTTTTTTCTCGCCGTGAAGTACTAAAACTGATACCATCGTTCTAATTTTTTTTGGTTAATTTTGATGACCGTTTCACTTTAGAAACTGATTTCAAAAATAATAGAGATATTTCAGTTATGCAAGAAAATAATAGAGAAATTTCAGTTATAAAACAAAGAATTTTACAATTTGCTGAAAATGAAGGTATTTCTAAGTATGAATTATATCAAAAAACAGGAATATCTAATGGTGTTTTTTCACAGAAAGGTGGAATATCTGAAGAAAATCTGCTGAAATTTCTCTCTTACTATAACAATATAAATGAATGTTGGATACTTAGAGGAAAAGGAGAAATGATTAAAAATGATACAATTGACAATGTAATTACAATAGATAATAAAAATGAATCGTATAAATTTCTTTTAAACAGGATCGAAGAGCTTGCAATCGAAAATTCGGCGCTAAAAAATGAAATTACCGACTTAAAAAAGAAAAAAAAGTATGATGAACCTGGTTGCTTGTCTATTGCATCAGAGCCTTAATCTGTTTTGTGCTAAAATTTCAATGTATTTTTATTTATTTAATTGATTTTCAATACATTACACTAATATTTAACGCTATTAATGCCATATAAAACAAGCAATAAAGGGTATCTATTAACAAAAATATTAATGTTTTAATAACAAATAACAGAATCAAACATAGTCAAATCACTCACTTTTTGACCCTAATTTGACCCTAACTTGACCCTAATTAGTGTACAAATCGAATTTTAACGCAAAACAAGAGGTAAAAATATAGGCATAAAAAAAGCCCGGTTAAGGGCTATAAAAATTGGCCATTGGGTTGGCCTAAAATTGCTTATTTCAATTATTTGCGCTATTTATGTACTACGGTTTACATTTAATTATAATCGCCTTTTAAAAAAATTTAAATGCACTGTTTAAATTAACACCTAATAAAACTAAATTAAAGGTTCTCGTACTTTTTGTTTTATTTTGTAGTCATGTATCTTTCAATATTTCAATTACTTAATCAAAACACTTTGTATTTTTTGTTTTTTACCCCTTACAGGCTCGCCTTCGTGGTAAGCAGCCGTTCCGGCCGAATCGCAGCTAATTTCGCGTTCCAGCCCATTCTTTTGAATTACTGCATTAAAAACCGCTTCGGCACTGGGACTCCGACAAATATTTCCCAAACAAACAAAAAGTACTT